CTGAACTAAATATGGCTAGACATTATGTCTTTAAAACGGATTTTGAAAACTCATTCTATAAAATGGAAGCACACATGATTCGAATTGAAGAAAAACTGGACCAAGTAATTATGAAAAATGGCTAACACAAAAAAAGCCACCGAAGATCAGTTCAATGAACTCCATAACCTTGTTACTAAAGAGTTTCTGAGTCGAATTAAGTCTGGTGAAGCTACTACATCTGATTTAAAAGCAGCTTGTGACTGGCTTAAAACTAACGATATTAGCGGTGTAGCATACGACGGTAACCCGTTGGATAAACTAGCTAGTGTTATCCCTAAAATCGACCCTGAACTCGTACAAAAAAGGCTTTACGGGAGACCTACAGTATGAAGTACTGTACTCAATGTAGAGAACTTAAAAACCCATCAGAATTCCATAAGCATAAAATGGGTAAAGATGGATTAAGACCTACTTGTAAAGCATGCCGCAAGGCTGAACCTTATAACCCTAAAACCCAACTTAATAGATACCTTAAATCCACGTATAATATTACTTTACATCAATATGATGAAATGCTTTTAAAGCAAAACAATACGTGTGCAATTTGTGAAACAGATAATCCAGGCACTTTTGGAAGGTTTTGTGTAGATCATAACCACGAAACTAATGAAGTGCGTGGCCTTCTTTGTAATCAATGCAACGTAGGGTTAGGTGCTTTACAAGATAATCCTACCATACTTTTAAAAGCAGCTCAGTATCTTAATAATAAAGGTTATTATGGTGAAAGGTAAAACTCAACGTTACTACGACAAAAACCCTGCAGCTAACCGTCGTAGACTTAAACAACAAGCTAAATACAATAAATCCCGTGAAGGATTGAAGATTCGCGTTGCTGCAAACAAACTAAATGAAAAACTAGGCACTTATGGTAATGGTGATGGTAAAGATGCTAGCCACACCGGACCTAATAAAGGTAAACTTGAATCAAAATCTAAAAATCGCAGGCGTCCTCGAATGGGAGGTAAATACGCCTGATGACTCCACTGTTTCCAAGTCCTGATTACTACCTACAAAACCTAATAACCATGACAAGTCCTGAAGCTAAAAGACTTTGGCGAAGAGCCATTAAGGAACATTTTAATTGTCAATGTGTTTATTGCGGAGAAACTTATGAATTACACGAACTTACTCTGGATCATGTTCGCCCTCGTTGTTATGGAGGGCAAGACCTTACATCAAATCTTGTACCCAGCTGTTGGCAATGTAATCAGGACAAAGGAAGCAGTAATTGGTTATCGTGGATGAGACAAACATTTGGAATAACAACTAGAGAACATCTTATTTTACAACATATTAGGTAATTATGGAGTTACTGACTAATGAGCAGCTGTTAGAGAGAGGTACTGACGCTTTAGAAAAAATTCGTGGTGGTATACAATTTTCTTTTAATAAATTCCAACAGCTTCAACAACAAATACGACAAATTACGCCACAACCTATTAATAGAGCTTTAGATACAGTAGCTGAAGGCGTTGAATATGTCGCCGAAAAAACACCTTCTTATGTTGCTGAACGTGGAGCAATAGAAGCCGGTGCAATGGTTGGTGAAGCTACAGGCAGTGAAGCTTTAGGACAAGCTGTTGGTGTTGGTTTAAGCTTAGCTATCCCTGGATTTGGAATCTCTCAAGCTGCTAAACCTGTAATTCCTAAAGGCATTAAACCTAAAGCTACTGTACAACCACCAACTAGTACACCAATGGGTCCAGCTCCTGCTATGGCGTTAGCTGGTGGTCGTGGTTCGATTAAATTGCAACAAGTTGCACCAACGGATTTGGCTCCAACAAGTATGCCAATTACGGTTAGTGAAAAGTGGAGAGCACCTGGAGCTGCCGAAGGTATTGCTAAATCTTCTGAATGGAAAGGCGTTTTAGATTTTTGGTCAAAAGAACGGGAAAAACTTAGTACAAAAGCTGGTGAATTAACTTCATTAGATTTGAAAAAACGAGCTAAAAAATATGTAGATAAACTGTACGATTATACATCAACTGATCCTCGCGTTAAATCAGTATTTGGTTCTAAAGCTAAAGGACTTGAACGACCAAAGTTTGCTGAACAACACCACTTGATTCCTAAAAAATTTACCAATGATATTATTGAAAAAATGATGGAAGTTGGTGACATGGATGATGTTACTAATTTGTGGATGTATGCAGCTAAAATGGAAACAGCAATAGGTGGTGCTATTGAAAATTTTACAATTAAGCCCGGCCAAGCATATATGCGTACAGTGCCTCACTCTAAATTACATGTTGTAACTAGATCTGCTGATAAACAAGCATTAGATAGCATTAAAACTGCAACAAATGCTGATGATTTAATGGAAATTTTTCACAACTACATTACTACTAATCTTCCAAAAAATAAAGAATTAGCTAAACGTTTTTCGGAAGAATCTCTTGTAGTAGCACGTGAGATGGGTAGAGAATCTAATAAACCTGCATTTTTTAATCGCCTAATGATGCCACGCAGTGGTCAATTCTAATTAATCCCTCACCAGAGGCGTCTCTGTGCCCCTACAAGGCGCCTTTTCACCCACTTAGATATATTCTACCATGCAACTAAAACAATGCCGCTCCTGCGGCGTAGAAAAGCCAGTTACTGATTTCAGTAAAGATAAAAACAGAAAAGATGGTCATTATCCTTACTGCAAAACTTGCACTGCTAAACGTAAAAATGAAAAGCAGTATTACAAGGAATGGCGCGAAGTAAATCCAGAAAAGGTAAAAGAATATCGTCGCACTGGGTTGTTGAGAAAGTATGGTTTAACTGAAGAGGATTACAACACATTACTTAGGCAGCAAAACTATGCTTGTGCTATTTGCAAAAGCACAGATCCAAAAGATAGATGGGATCGTTTTCACGTGGACCACTGTCATGACACGAATAAAGTGCGAGGACTTCTTTGCACTCAATGTAACACTGGGTTAGGAAAATTTTATGACAACACGGAAACACTCTCAGAAGCAATTAGATACCTTAACGCTTTTAAAAACTGATTTTAAATACTTTTTGCAAGCACTTTGGCAGCAATTAGAACTACCTTCTCCGACAAGAGCGCAGTATGCTATTGCTGATTACTTACAACATGGACCAAAACGTCTTCAGGTGCAAGCATTTCGTGGAGTTGGAAAATCGTGGATTACAGGGGCGTTTGTGCTCTGGACACTATTTAACGATCCTGAACGTAAGGTAATGATCATTAGTGCTTCGAAAGAGCGCAGTGATAACATGAGCATATTTTTGCAAAAGCTTATTATTGAAACACCGTGGCTTCAACACCTAAGACCAAAGAGTGATGATGCTCGCTGGTCACGTATTAGTTTTGATGTAAATTGCTCTCCTCACCAAGCTCCTTCTGTCAAATCCGTTGGTGTGACTGGCCAGTTGACTGGTAGTCGTGCTGATCTTTTGGTGCTTGATGACGTTGAAGTTCCAGGTAATAGTCTTACTGAAATGATGCGTGAGAAACTCCTTCAACTCTGTACGGAAGCTGAGTCTATCCTTACACCAAAGAAAGACTCACGTATCATGTACCTTGGTACACCTCAGACAACATTTACTATCTATCGTAAGCTTGCTGAACGTAACTACAAACCTTTTGTTTGGCCAGCTCGTTATCCACGTAAACTATCCAATTATGAAGGTCTACTAGCTCCACAAATCCAAGAAGACATAGATGCAGGTGCTGAAGCTTGGGATGTAACCGACCCTGATCGATTTGATTCTGAAGACCTGATTGAACGGGAAGCATCAATGGGTCGTAGCAACTTCATGCTACAATTCATGCTAGATACAACCTTGAGTGATGCTGAGAAGTTTCCACTTAAGATGGCTGATCTTGTTGTTACAGCAGTTAATCCTGCTGAATGTCCCGACTCAGTAGTGTGGTGTAGCGATCCCAGCAATGTAATTAAAGACCTACCAACTGTTGGTCTTCCTGGTGATTATTTCTACAAACCAATGCAACTCCAAGGTGAGTGGCTA